AGAAGTGACGGACGTTGGAATGTACCAATACTTGTTAATCCTTATTCGGGTAACATGCTTCATATTTTAGCATCGTGCCTTGATATGACTGCATGTATAATACAATGCTTTTTTCTTAATTACATTCGAATTCCTTTCAGATTTATTCCCGGAACAAAACAAATAATACTAAGAGGACTTGCAAACAAAATAAATCATGATAATTTTCCAAGTGTCTCAGATGTAAAAGTGGAATTTACAGATTCTGAAGATCCATATAGAAATAGTTTTCCATATAGCTACTGTAAATTTGATTCAGGACCTATAGGAGCGGGACAAGTGGATGTAGTGATAAACACAACTATTCCTACACAAACAAATCATCATACTTGTGAAATCGATGGTGGTAATTTAATTATAACCCCTTCTATTACAGGAGCAATATCTATTTCCTATATAGAATTTTTGTTTTGATTTAAAAAAATAACATTAAACTTTTTTTTATTCAAATATTTGTTTCATCGGAAACGTTGGAACCTGATACTTACCCTTGTGTATTGTTACACGGGTCGTGCTATCAAACATTTTGTAAAGTTCTTGGAAAATAGTAGAATAGTTTTGAGAATTTATAGAAAAATCTAAAAATAGTTTGGACACTTCGTATCGAACTTCACAACGGCCGCCCGTTTTCTTTAATAATAGTTTCAACTTTTCACAAATGTCATAAAGTCGAGCACTGTCCATCGGAACAGTCAAAAACACTTCTACATTCGTAAACAAATATGCAAACACACCTGTAAAATAAGGAGGGTCAAAACCAGAGGAATGATTTGCATATCGAAGCGAAAGCTTCCTGTTCCATATGTATTTTGGAATACAACACGTCAGAAAATGAGGCATTACTTTCGTTGCAAATATTCCGGGCGGGAACAAGTATCCCAAATAATTTGTATAACCCTCCTTATTATCAGACCAAGTCAAGCATAACGATTCAGAACTGTTTATAAATATAACTCTTAAATATGTTCTTTTACTAAAAAATCGTCGTGCATCTTCTTCTGAATTTATAACAAACGCTTGCTGAAAACAAGTCACATTTTCTACAGGTTTTATTTCAGCTTCTAATACAATGTATCTCCGTTGTTCTTTTATTGTTTGAGAATCGTTGAATATTTCTTCCTTTTTGTTTACTGTTATGACCTTACATTCGTGAGTATCATAAACAATAACTTTTCCAATCGTTGGTTTCCAAAGTTCACCACCGCCTCCGTGAGCGTTTGTAAATATCCATCCACCCAATGTCGCACCCATAATTGATGGATGACACGTCATTGTTTTGTTTTCTTTTGCCAATTCTGCTTGTAACGTACCAATTGTTGTTCCTGCACCCCAGTATCCGTTTTCATATCTGCCGCTTAATTTTCTCATAAAAAACTGTTTTTTTGTAAATATAGTCTTGTTCAAGTATGAAGACCACCCACCACCAACTGGAAGTGTGTCTTTTTCACATTCACGAATCACATATGTTCCGTCTCCTCTTCTATAAATGTATTCTGTGATTGCAGGATACCCCCAAATTTCACCCGCTAAGCCATTTATTATGTAAAAACCAAGCAGTATGTAAGAATACAGTATTAAAGCTTGATCGTCGTACTTAAGAGATCCCCATGTTACTTGCACCGAAAATGCAATCAAAACAGTTCTTCCTATACTCTTGTGCCATTTTTTCAAAGGTTTATACCTAGAAAACAGCATCAAAGGAATGGCACCATACAATAAGGTGTACCCTAAAAGTTTATGATTCCTTCTAAGTGTAGTACCATCATCCACCATTTTTGTCATTGGAGACACAGAAACATAGAGTATGACAATTCCTATCAACTGAAGACATGCATGCAAAATCTTACGAAACATGTGTGTTAAAAAAGTTGCACGACCTGTTAAAAATACACTTATCGGGAATATAAAACCAACTACAGACATCATGCCGTATGCGTGAAGTTTGTGATCGTCTGTTCTATAGGGTTTTATTGTTTGTACTTCTTCATCTGGTGGAAAATTAGGGCTTGGTGGTGGATTAGGTCCAACCAAAATTATATCTGAAGATTGTTGTACACTGAACGCTGTAACTGTACCGGAAAACCAAGAAGTAACTGTAGATAAATTTTCGAAAAGTGTGTGTGCAGCGTTCGAAAGACTCTGAGTCTCAAAAAACAGAATTGCTTCTACAATGTTTGACTTAAGTTTTCGTCTTGTCGATGAAGAATACGATACTGAAATTGAAGTTGCTTTTGGAAACTCCCTCTCAAGATCAGTTTTTACTATCTGTAAATCTGGTTCTGTTTCAAATGTAAATGTTGCAGTAACAGTAGAACGATATGCTTGATTTTTTGGTGCAGGTGGTGGATTGGGAGGTGACGGAAGTGGTAGAGAAGGCGGAGGCGGTGGTAGGGAAGGTGGAGGTGGTGGACATTGCGGTTCATCTTCAGGTTGTCTAGGTGGTGGTGACGGAAAACTGGGAGGTGGTGGCGGAGAAAATGGAGATGGTGAGGAAAGCGGTGGTGGGAACAAAGTAATCGTTTCGAATAATACCGTCCCATAACCACCAGCTCGCATTCCCAAAACGGTAACTTGTCCAGATGAAGGTGGTGTAAAAACCGCCTTACGATATGAACGACCTTTGCCAGCACAAACACCTTCAGATGTTGAACTGGAAAGTGACCCATCCGTGACGTATATGTAGTACATACCACCAGATAATTGTGCAATATTAATATTAATATCTTGACCTGGAGTATATGTGCTCGGCAATGTGCTTATAAGATTTGGTGTCGCTACAGGAGACTTTCCCATAAAGGAACCACAATTACCAGCCGCACAATCCATTAATCGTGCACAACTATTTACTGTGTTTAGATTAGTAGAGACTGTATATATATAATGTATCTGTGATAAAAAAAGTAGATATAAAAAAATTTTCACAAACATATTATATTTTATTTTCAAAATTATATTTTTTAACAACCATCTATCAGATTTTTTAAAGTCTAAACACATACCCGAATCAAACACACCGAAAACCTCTTCGTCAATACTTTCATGATTTCTGTCCACCCTCCTAGCCCAATGCACACGACAATGCCTTCCTCGTTTTCGGATACTAGTACAGGTACAGCAGAGAAACAGTATTATAAAATTTCTTTAAATGTTCCACTCGGTACACGTGTACTTTATGAAAAGTGGTGCAGTCCCGAATTTTTCACTGAAGTTCTAAAATGTTCCTATCCAAGATACAAGGGAATGACTGATGAAAATTTGATAAATCCAAGGTTTTCACATGTCTTCGAACATCTGGAAGAACTTTATGCAGAAGAGTTGTGGGACGCTATAAAGAAGCGAGGAGGGTCAGGAACACTTCATTTTAATTTTAACCGTGACGATTTTTCACGTACAGGCATCGGAACTCCTCGAATTGTATGTAGAATGTTCCTAAACGAGCTAACAAAAGAAGGAACCACCACATTTTGCAAACGTTCCAATGGAAAGTTTCATGGAATTAGGTTTGATGTATGGGGAAACGGTGCATTCACAACCCACTTTACGTGGTAATTAAGTGGGAAAAATGAAAAAAAATATCTTGAATCGCTTCTAAACTATTTTAAAAAATGTAGTTATTTTTTACATTCGATTTCAAAGCGTTCCAAAACTTGTTTTAGATAGTACACAGTCTCCCAAGTCTTTGGATAATCGTAGCAATATGTGTGTATCTCTGACATTACAGTTACACCTAGTTGTTTACAATTTTCTTCCGATGACAATAACTTTACCTGATCTGTAATATGACGACCGGGACAAGACGCTAGTAAAAAGAAAGTAAAAATCATTATATTAAAATATTTTTTAATACTAACTTATATTTTATATTTTTTCAAAAAACATACAAATCTATAAATCGTTATTATTTTGGTATTTTCAAGTACTCTGTATAAGGTTTTAATTTTAATTAGTTGCTGCATGTTTACCCGACACCGTACATCTCGTACCACCACGAAGACGTAGAACCAAGTGGAGTGTCGATTCCTTTTGAATATTGTAGTCTGAGAGCGTTCTTGCGTCTTCTAGCTGTTTTCCTGCAAATATAAGACGTTGTTGATCTGGTGGAATTCCTTCTTTGTCTTGAATTTTGGCTTTTACATTATCGATGGAATCTGAAGGTTCAACTTCTAGCGTAATTGTTTTACCGGTTAATGTCTTTATAAATATTTGCATTGTTTACTTTTTTAGTGTATAGAAAAAAAATTTGATTTTATATTTTTTTATTCAATTCCTTTTGGAAGAAATTTCGAGTGTTTTAAAAAGTTTTTCAAGAACTTCTTTTGAAAGAATCTCTTCTCCTTTTTCATATTTGGAAAGAGAAATAGCTGTTGTGCCAACCATATTCGCAAGAGTTATGACATCCAGTTTTTTTCGAATTCTGGTTATTTGAATAATATGTCTTGTTTTGTCAACTGTTTTTCCACTTTCGTTTTCGTCCAAAGCGGGAGATTCTTGTTTTTGTTTGTAATTCACATATGACCATTCTTGGTGGACTTCTATATAAGACATTGTCGCTTTTATTTCTTATGTTTAAATTAATAATTTTGATTCACTATTTTTTTTTAAAATATATAATTAGGAAACTTGCAGCAACAATCTATGTTATAACAACCAAGGTTTCCTGATAAAAAATTTATTTAAAATATCTTGTACATAATAAAATGTTTGATTATGTATTGGTGAACGAAGAATACAATCTAGTTTCAAACAGAGTTCAATTACTGGAAACTCTTTGTGGATTTAAGAACAATGAGACTGTCATAAAAAACTGTATTATAATACAAAAAAACTTTAGGTTATTTATATTTAATTTAAAAAGTAAAATATTAATAGAAAGTGTTTCTAAAAGGATTATACTATCATATACAAAATTATATATAGAAAAGAATAAGAAAAAAAGGAAAAATTTATTAGTATCTAGTTTAAAAAATAAATTAAAAACCATGTATTACAGGAAAAGGTTTTGTAAAATGAAAGACTCTTCTATATACATACAGTATATGTTTAGAAAATCTATGAAAAACAATTCTTATTCTTTAAAATGTAGTTTACTAAGAGAAATACAGTATTTAAAACAAAAAGTGGATGCAAAAAATTATGTAATAAACGAGCTCAGAAAAAAAATTAAAAAAGAACAAGAAATAAACTCGAGAGCGAGTAACAAATGGTACAGAAGAAATATTTTAAACAACACAATTAATATAGATGTCGCCTAAAGTATATCACAAAAAGAAATCCGAAATGAGAGGAGAACAACCCAAGTACTACTTGCACCCGAATGCCTGTAATGTCCCGAATGCCTGTAATGTCCCGAATGCCTGTAATGTCCCGAATGCCTGTAATGTCCCGAATGCCTGTAATGTCCCAAATGCTTGTAATGTCCCAAATGCTTGTAATGTCCCAAATGCTTGTAATGTCCCAAATGCTTGTAAT